CTTTTGCGAAGCAAAACTTTAAATGAGGGCTGCGAATGTTACAGTTCGCAGGGAACCTGTGAACTGTAACGATTTTTCTGCGGTTAGTGGGACTCGAACCCACACGCCGAAAGGCACAGGAACCTAAATCCTGCACGTCTGCCAATTCCGTCATAACCGCATATTATTTTTTCGAGAAAAAGAAAAACCCCATAGAAAACCTCCATGGGCGTTTTCTATGGGTTATTTAGTGAAGCATCGGGGATTCGAACCCCGGACAACTTGATTAAAAGTCAAGTTTCCTTACCTACTAAAATGCCCGCAAATACGCCATTTTCCAACGATCCCATGACACGAAAATGACACATTTGATATTAACACACAGTGACCAGTGTGTCAAATAAAAAAAGCCGTGCCATTTCGACACGACTCTTTTTTTATTCGTAAAACACGATATCGGCGCCCGCATCGCCCTCATACTCTTCTGCGGCCTCCTCCGCCTCTTCGTAAGTTTCGACTTTTGCTATCGTTTTCCGCGTTTCTTTGTCGACTACAAAAATTTCCATTGGAGTGAATTTCCAAATATCACCGCCTCCGATCCATTCGTCATCTTCGTCGTATTCGTTTTCCTGGATCGAAAACTCTTCTACCGTGAAGAGGCTTCCGGATGCGCAAACATCCGTTTTGTATTTTTTCAATTCCTTTTCGGCTTCCTCTTTGGTTCCGAATGAAGCAATTTTTTCCGGATCCACATCGTACATCGTGCATCCTTCCTTGATTTCATCCCTTTCTTTCCAGCTGATTTCTGCTGTTGTTTTTACGATTTCAAATTTTTTCATTTTCTTATCTCCTTTTTTCTCTTTACTATTTTTTAAGTCATTGTCGATCAGTTCATTTATATACTGATTGACACTTTTTCCTTTTTGTGCAGCCCTACTTTTAATAACTTGTTTGCTTCCCGCCGGTACAACCAAATTTATCCGATCGTATTTCTTCTTTATGTAATTGTTGATGTATTCAATTTGATTAAATTCTTTTGTTTCTCTCATAATTACCGCCTTTACATCGATTTAATATCCAAGTTTTTGCATTCTTTCAATGTTAAATTTCCAATAAGTTATTACCGATGTACCATATTTCTTTATAGCATCTTCTTTTAATTCTTCACTTGTGAAAATTAATTCAAGTTTTTTTAAATCATGAAACAATTTTTTACTCATTATCGGATAATACCAATCAAATCCTCCAACTTTTTTAGTAACAATTTGATAACAAGCTCCGTTATCTAAAATTAGATCTTTTTCATCAAGTTCAATTATATTTCTACCAACTTTTAATTTTACCATTTTATTATCACCTCTTCCAATCTTCCGAGTAAATATTTCTTTCATCAATTATTATTTCGTTTCTATGGTTATAATATATCACATATTGCGCAATATGTCAATACATTTTACGTAATATATTTATTTTAATTTTACCTTAAAAAATGGCAATAAAAAAAGGCGTAGGGAAAATCCCCACGCCTCTTGATATCTTTTATATTTTTTACTGGCGGTTACACCATTCCTGCAAAGCCTTGACCATCGCAGACGGATTGCTGATTACACCGTCAACCGTTGTGCCGAGCTTGCGCTGCATCGCGCGGATGGTCTGCGGTCCGATGTAACCGTCAGCGGTTACTCCTGCCCATCTCTGCATGGCCCTGATCAGATCGGATCCGCCGGACAGCTTGCCAGACCATTCGGCCGCCGCGATGCCAGCACAGTATTTTTTATTGCTCATAGGCTGGTCACTGATCACGCCGTCTACTCCGGTTTTAAAAATCTCCTGCAAGCGTTTGGTCAGCTCCGGTCCCCATACTCCATCAACCGAAATCGCTTTTACGGTCGATTCTTCTTTCGGAGCTGCTCCGCCGTAAGTGCAATACTTAGTATGGCAGTTAATCCAGCCAGCACCGGAGAGCAGCCGTCCCCAGCTTCCATTCTGAATTTCTGTCACCGTGTAGCTGCCGCGGTCTTTGATCGTTCCAACTCGTCGGCTGTCTGCGTTCGGCTGCTCTCTAATATTAAGGTCGGTATTGACCTTGTAAATACCAGGCTCATACTTTCCGCTTTCTGGCTGTTCGACCGATGCCGCGTCACTGATCAGGCTCTTAAACCGCTCCCAATCCCCTCTCTCGATGATCTGGCTCGGGCAGTGCTTGCTACAGATATCGTAGTGGCGGTATACGCGACTTGCCGGAATGCCAGTCTCCCGCATGATCTCTTTGACGACCGCTACCGTGTTCTGAAACGCTTTTTCGTAATTATATCCCGCCTGCACGCACATCTCAACGCCGATGCTGCTACGGTTGCCGTAGCGTCCAAACAGGTTATTACCGCCGTAATTAACCCCGACGTGCCAACACCCACGGCTGTGCGGTGCCGCCTGATAGGCGGTGTCACCATCATCCACGTAATAATGGGCGGACATATTCTGAAAATTGCCGTTATACTGCGCTCGTGCGTGTGCCAGCGCGTCTGCTCCGGCGGCGAAGTTATCCGTGTTGTGGACTACGATACATTTAGGATCGTTCTCACTGTAAGTGTTCGTGTTACTGATTAATGATCTGTCAATTCTCATTTGTCGATGCTCCTTTTCCCAAAATTTGAATTCTTAGGAACATTGTACTCTTTTTCTCACGGCTCTTTGTAGGCTTGTTAGACTACGTATCGGTGATGGCTGTATCTTACGTTTTCCTGCGTTACTTTTGCGTAGATCATCGTGGTACTGATCCGCGTATGACCGAGGAGTTTCTGCAGATCCGTCACGTCCATGCCGTGGTCTATCGCATTTGTAGCTGTGGTGTGCCGGATCAGATGAGGAAATAGCGGTCTCCCGATGCCAGATCGCACGCCGATGTTGTGGATGACCTGCTCTATAGCTTGCTTTTGCAGAGCATGGTAAGGCTTACGTATTGTACAGAAAACGGCATCTGTATCGTCTTTTCTGGTAGCCCAATACTTCTGCAGAGTGTATTCTGCGCGGGCGTTAAGATAAGAAAATCGGTGTTTGCGGCCTTTTCCGAACAATCTGACTTCTTTCGTGGAGAAATCAATATCTTCTTTTTTGAGGATCGCCATTTCCGAAACACGGCATCCGGTACTGTAGAAAAGCTCGATCATTGCTCTTTCTCGAAGATCAACGCACGCATCCCGTACCATTTCCATCTCGATGCCATCAAGTGGCTCTCGCGGCTTCTCCTCGTACTTAATGGCGTAGATTTTCGCACATGGGTTCTCCGGAATGTAATATTCCCGACAACACCAGTCAAGAAACGTATTGATAACGATGCGCTTAGTGTCAATGGTATGATCCGAGTTCTTCCCAACCAGCCCGTACAAATATAAGCGGATATCGTTTGCCGTGATTTTCTCAACTGGCTTGCCGACGGCGTACAAAAACTGTTCCAGATAACATTTGTAAGTTATAAGCGACTGCGGACTCATGCCCTCAATCTTTTTCGATACCATGTAGACCTTATAGCACGCTGGTAAGAGATCATCCGGAACCGCTACATCCCTGCACTTCTTTTCAATATTGTAATCGTCCGAAAAGATCTCCAATTCGTTAAGCACCACTTTCATCTGCTCAGGTGTGAGCTTGCCGTTCAACTTTGTAATAAACTCGGTCGCAAAATCTGCCATAAAAAAACCTCCTTTTGTGGTTCACAAAGGGAGGGTATTGTGATATAATAATACACGTACCCTTTGTGGTGCAGTTTGGAACCGGGTGTGTCTTTGGTCGGATAGCCCGGTTCCTTTTTTAGTTGTGCTTACATTATACCACGTTGTTTGAAAATAGGAAGTCTTTTTTCAAAAAAGCAAGATTTAAGCAAGATTTTTAATAAATTAAATCCGCAGACAAGAATCAAACTAATAGACGTTAATACGACAATAAATGACAAAACAGCAACGATCAAATATAATATATCGGACACCGCTATCGGTTTATTATTGATTTCCGGTAATATTGGAAGTGGTGTGTATTTTTCGATTGTTATCAATTATGGAACAAAATGGTCTATGAAACTACTTTCTTTCACTGCGTCAAATACCGATACGTCAAGTATTGCTATTAATACAGATTTGGGTAAAATTACTTTTAACGGAAACTCCAAATTGGAGTCCTTTTACAAAGTGAATGGATTATTATTTGGTTAAAATAATTCTATAGACTGCGGATTTAATTGGTTTGTATTTTTTCAAGTATTTGATGAGAGAATATGGGAATGTGGTAATAGAAATTGCCAAAATTTCCCAAGGAGGTAGGTCAATATTGACAAAATTAGAAAATATTCTCGAGCAAATACTTGAAAAATTACAGGATAGCTTAACGCATGAACAGCTTTCGGAATTAGAAAGCACTATGGTTATTGCATTCCACGGAATCGAGGTACAAGAAGAACACACTCAGTTAGTAACATCAGAGCGTACATGGGAGAAGATTCTTCGGATGTATTGTGCCGCAAAGCGTGTTGAAAATTGCTCTGAAAGAACTATTAAAGGTTACAGTCGATGCATTATTCAGTTTTTCACACAGATCAACAAGAAAATAAATAACATAACTACGAATGATATTAGATATTATTTGGCATTTTTTCAAGAAACGCATCATACTTCTATTGTATATCTTGATAACATACGTAGGTATCTTAATTCATTTTTTACATGGGTTGCGGATGAAGGATATATACAATCAAATCCTATGCGAAAACTCAAGAAAATGAGAGTACCTACTAAACTTAAGAAAACATTTTCTGCAGCAGAGATGGAAGAACTTCGTTGCAATGCAAACTCTCAGAGAGATATTGCAATTATGGAATTTTTATATTGTACTGCTACTCGTATTGGAGAGGCAGTTAGCGTTAATCGCTCGGATATTGATTGGCAAAGAAAAGAATTAATTGTTTATGGAGAAAAAGGCAAGAAAGAACGTACTGTTTATTTGACAGATCGCTGCATTTATCATCTTAGAAAATATCTTGATGAAAGAAAAGATACAAATGAAGCTTTATTTGTGTCTTCAAAATCTCCACATAAGCGACTTGGAGTTCAGGCAATTCAGTCTATGTTGGCAGCGTTAGGTAAAAAGACAAATATTCACGTACATGCTCATAAATTTCGAAGGACGTTACTTACGGATGCAGGAAAACGTGGTATGCCATTACAAGAGATTCAGGTCTATGCAGGACACGCAAAACCAGATACAACGATGCAATATGTAATGGTTCAACAAGAGCGTGTTAGAGCCAATTTCATGAAAAATATTGCATAATTTTTATAAATAGTCTAATAAAAATACCCTTATTTTTTGATCGCCCATTGGACGGTCTATTTATCGTGTATGTATATATTGATATTTTGCAATTTTGTAGGTTGCATGTTTTTATTCTTGTATTTATATTAAATCCGCAGTCATTTCTTATATACGATACGAATTTTTAATATACCTTGTTTGCTATTTGTTGCTTGATATATAGTAATTTTTGTCGCAGATGTATCTAAACATACAGCAGTATACGTTGATATGCGTTCCCATTTTATAATAAAAATAGAATAAATCAATTTATCTGCTTTCAGACAATCTATTACAGGAATATTGGTATAATAACCACCAAAATTTTGCTGCATGGTTAATGTGGATATGTCAATGTCAATGTCCTTATATGTTATTGTCTTACTATTTTATTCTTCTTTCACGATTGCATTTTTTATGTTTTCATAATAGATAATGATAACAGCATTTGCATACTGTGGAAAATTTGAAAACTTTACATTTTGTATAGAATCATTATCGTTACACTTTATTGTGACATCACCTGTTTTTAATGTATTATTTATTTTCCCAATAGTACCTGTTAAAAATGTTGAACCTCCGAATAACGCGAATGGAGCATATGATATGTCGTTACTTCCTTCTTTATTTATAGAAATAGTTACCGACTTTATATTGGCTCCAGAAGTTCTATATATCAATAAATTATTAAAGACTTGATTACTATTTTATCTATACGTATATACATAACAACAGAATGCAAAGTTAGTTTTAGTATTTATAATGAGTTTATTGCCATTCAACGTTACAGAATTTATATCTGGATTTTCTTTTATTGGAGAAATATTTCCGCCCGATGCATCATATGTTGAAAATAAATATAAAGCACATCCCTGATATGGATGAGAAAAAGATAGTAATCCACATGAACTATAAACTAATTCTATTTCTTTCACTCCGTTTATGTTAGTCGTTCCGATCACAGTTTTACTATTTAATGCCAATTGCTCCACGTACCATCATTAAAATCATATATTCTTATTCTAACATTCCATACAAGAGCATATCTCATGGCATATTGTATTTTAATTTTGTCTTGCATAGATCCAATGCAAAATATAAAATACATATTAGCGTCTGGTTTGTTTAAAGCAGAAGAAAATGCAATAGCAGATTCTCCGATAGGTAAATCATTACAATCTTTATATTTTCCTTCGCCATAAATTTGTTGTAAACACAATCTCTTACTATTTTATAGAGAACCAATCACTTTAACGTCTCTATCTATAGTAATTAGTTTGCAAGTCCCCCATATTGTAAGATTTACTGACACGGTATTATCATTAGAATTTAAAGATGGAACAGCACTTGCGCTATTTAAAATATTCGCAACGCCCGACATCCTCCCAAATGCAAAGATATTCATGTACCTGTTATTGTCTATATATAATATTCCTGTCATATGAGCATCTTGTGGAAATCGAAAGGATATCGTTTGTGCCTTGTCACCAGTTCTGCCTGAGTAAATATATATTTTACTATTTTATTGGAATAATCACGTACCCATATAAATACTGATATGGACAGTACAGAGTGATTTTTCCATCCGCATCGATTTGAAGGGTGCCTGTGTTATGGTCTCGAACTAAAACATTCATATATGTTCCAATAGAGGAATTCAATGTGTACTCGCTGGGCAATTGAGCAATGTCTCGCTGTTTAACTTCAGATGCTTTATCGTTTCCGTTGAATTTGCAGTATAATAGTTTGCCAATAGAAAAGGCAGCCAGAGTACCATATCCTCCGCAGTTAATGTATTTGATATTGTCAATTTTTACATTACTATTTAATTCGTTAATGGCGCCAGGGATTGTCTTATTAGTCGTATCAAGCTGAGAGATACCCTCGGACACGATTTTCTTAGCAATCCATTTCCACAGATTGCCGAAAGTAAACTTTTTATTCACTTTGGCTGGGGTGTCGTAGATGAGAGCAAGGTCGGTGTCTACCGGTTCTGTTTTTTCGGTGTAATCTGTGAATTTTGCCAATTAGTTTTCCTCCTTATTGAGCTGATTATTTTCAATATATTCATCAATTGCGGCGATATGCTTTTTCAATTCCGGGTTAACCGCGACAAAATTGCCGCGGTTATTCTGACTGATAAGGTCGCCGGAATCGTCCACCTCTGAATAGGTGTAAGCGATCCGGATGCCCTCTCCGGTTACTAATTTCGTAAAACTTGTTAAGACTTTCATTGTTTCTCCTTTCATGCTATAATTTTCGATTCTACATAATCAATATACGTCTGATAGCCGATTTCGCTGTAGTCCAATTCCGGCTCTTTTTCATATGGAGTTTCGTTCTTTTCCAGTCTTTCTAGCGTGTAATCTGCCTGTTTAGCTTTCAGCTCCCATGAAAAGCTAATATTTGGTGTTCCTTTGACCAAAAAGTAGTCTGCCGTTTTTTCCTCGATCCACAGGTCACCACATCCCTCTTTTTGCAAGAACACGTTATACTTGTCATTTCTCAGCACTGTTTCGCCGAAAATATCGTCAATCTGAACGTAGCACAGGCCGTTTTCGTCCGTTTCCGCTTCTCCGATGTCTCCGAAGAACGGGCTTGGCATCTCATAGCAATACTGGAGACGCTGACCGTAGTTTTCGGTATCTACAATTCTATTTTTGGTTCCAGAAGTGTAAATTCCCTCTGCGGTTACATGTGAACCTTTTCCAAGTCCATTTCCTATTGCATAAAAGCCGCCGTTTGCATCCTCTTTTCCGGCTTTCATGTATACGCCATAATTCGAGAGTGAATCAGTGACAGAGGAATATCCGGAAAGATCGTCGGTGTAACACATTCCGAAGTGTCCGCTTGTCCACGTGCTGCCAATTCCAGCTCCCGTTGATTTGTCAAGCAATCGAACGCCAGGGAATAAGTACGGATTCATTTCAAAAATATATTCTTTCCGAGTAACGCCAAGTCCCCAGTTAGCCGTACTGTCAACTTTTACGCCGCCTGTGGAGATTTTGACAGCTTCATTTCCGTTGACCGTGCCTTGTATATAGTCATTTTGTGACTCAAGGTGGATCTGCGTACCATATATGGAACCTTTCTGCAAATTAAAACCGTCTTTGTTCCAGCTTCCGATCTTATTTCCACTGGAATCATACACTTCCGCTTGACCGTTGCCGTTGTTGACTCCGCCAAGTTTTAAGGTTCCTCCTTGTGCGTACGAGAAATTGAGGTACAGTTTTCCATCTTTCAAGAAAAGGCCCTGTGCAGCGCCGTTATTGGTGAGTCGGTTAAAAATTTCAAGCTGTGTTAAGGCCTTGTCCAGTGCATCTACCGCGGAGTTGTCCGTGTATTTATTCCGCTTCTGCCAGTCGGATGCCACGTACGAGCCAGACTCACGAGCCACAACGCAGGTAAGAATGTCGGATGTCGCCGAGCTGAACCACAGGTCGCCGATCGAGTACGGAGGTTTTGGCTGGCTTACGAAAATCTGAGCCTTTCCGTCTATGATGTCGAAAACATCGTTCGGGATGCTCATTTCATGCCAAATTCCGGCTTGATAGATGTATTCCTTATTGGTCGATGGGTTTTTCCAGAGATCGCCATCGTGAACCATCTTTTCACTTTCAATCACGGTCATGATTGCCGCGCCGGTGCTGTCCGTAACGGTCGCTCCGGTGTGATCCAGCAACGCTTCTTCGGTCGTTCCCGTCCACTGCAAGGATGGGTCGGTTGTCTGATACCATGTTTCTGCTTTTTTGTCGATCGAATTGGAGATTTTATCCATCTTGTCGTCATACGCGGTGATGAAATCGCCCAGCTCCTTGCTGACTGCTTTTACGGCGGAGTCATCCGTATACTTATTTCTCTTCTGCCAATCTCCGGCAACATACGAGCCGGACTCTCTGGCGGTTACGCAGGTCATGATATCGGCACTCGTCGAGTCAAACCAGAGGTCACCTACAGAGTATGGAGGTTTTGGCTGGCTTACGAAAATCTGAGCCTTTCCGTCGATGGCATCGTAGACACCGCTCGGCGGCTCTGCTTTCATCTGTTCCCACGCGCTACCGCTGTAGAAATAGGATTTCTGCTCGGTCGTGTTGTACCACAGATCACCCTTATGCTGCTTTTTCAGTGCATCCGTTGTCCACGACTTAGACGGGTCTGTGCTCTGCCGCCACGTTTCGGCTTTCCCATCTATCTGCGTCTGCACATCCTTGAGCGTTTTTGCATAGTCTCCCTTGATCCAGTTGTTAAGAGAGGAATCATCAGTATATTTATTTCTTTTTTCCCAGTCTGCAGCATTAAAATTTCCGCTCTCTCTCGCAGTCGTACAGGTCATAATATCTGCACTGGAAGAATCGAACCATAAGTCACCCACATCATACGGCGTAGTTGGCTGCTTAACGAAAATCTGAGCCTTGCCATCAATCGCGTCAAATACGGCTTGTGGCGGCGTTGATGTCATTTCCTGCCATGCTGAGCCATTATAGATATAAGTTTTCTGGTTCTCTGTGTTGTTCCACAAGTCGCCCTTATGCTGGGATTTCAGCTCATCCGTTGTCCAATTGGCCGCCGGATCAGTGCTCTGCCGCCACGTTTCCGCCTTACCGTCAATCTGAGTAGACAAGTCGGCAATCGTCTCTTTGTAGTCGCCAGAAAGGAAGTTTTCAAGCGCGGTATCGTCTGTATAAGTATCTTTTTTCGCCCAGTCGGACGCATTATACTTTCCAGATGTGCGCTTAACTACGCAGACAAGGATAGTTGTTCCGGTGAACCATGTATCGCCTACGTCATAAGGGGGAATCGGTTCGCCAACAAAAATCTGCGCCTTGCCGTCGATTTTGTCAAAAACATCGTCTGGAACGCTCATTTCGTGCCAGGTTCCATCCTTATAGATGTACTCGACGTTATTGGTTGTGTTATGCCACAAGTCGCCGTTATGAGCCGCTTTTTCGCGATCCCATACGGTCAGAATGTTTGCACCGGTGCTGTCCGTAATATTCGCGCCGGTATGGTCCTGCAATGGTTCAGATGTGCTATTATCTGTCCATTGGAGCGCCGGATCTGTTGCCTGGAACCACGTTTCGGCTTTCTTGTCGATCGATTTGGAGATTTCGACAAGTGCTTCGGCATAATCGGTGTAGATGAAATTGTTAAGTTCAGAATCGTCTGTATACTTAACCGCCTTGATCCAGTCAGAAGAATCATAGGCACCAGACTGTCGTGAGCGCTGACATCTCATAAGGTCGGAAGTATCATTTCCCACCCACAGGTCACCTACATCGTACGGAGGATACGGCGTAGCTGTAAAAACGCGGCGTTTTGAATCTGCGGTGTCTTTAGCTTCTGCGGCTTTCTGCATAGCAAGCGTGATATCGGTATCCTGTACTAGCTGCCAACTCCACGCCGATCCGTCTTTCTGGAAGCGGTACGCATAACCTTTCGATTTCCAATAAAATAAGTCTCCCTCATGAGCCGTCTTTTTCTCCTCAGTATCCCATTCTTTCGCCGGAACGTTGTTTAGCGTAGGCTCGTAATCGTAATAGAACGTTTCGATCTGTCCGTCAATCTGCTTTTGCAGGTTGGAAATCATAGGGTTGTATATATTGCTTGTAAAGTCGTTCAGAGAAGATTCCGCTTTTTTTTCGGCAATATCTGCCACCGTTTCGCCCTGAATGGAAAGAGAAACCACGCTAAGCCGGACTTCTCCCGTTTCAGCATCCATGTAGACGGTCTGTTTTCCGTTTCTGTCCTGGATGATAAGGGTGCCGCCAACTCCCCAATCGAAATTAATACCAATAGTAGTCATGATCTTAGCTATCATGACTCCATCTACAGTAAATCCACCGTTCCAAGTCTTTCCGCCGTCGGTCGATGCTGTGATTGTATCAGCCGTTATTTTGAAAACACTTTTGGATTCCGCAAGTGTAGGCTTATCGTGCAGATAGTAGATGCTGCTGCCATCCGGCTGCACTTCGCTCGAAATATAGGTTCCAGGTGCGTTGGAAACCTGTTTTTCGAGAGCGTCCATCTGTTTTTCAAATTCTTTTTTAATAACCTGCTGCTGCTTTTTGAGATTCTGGTATACTTTCGAGCCAGATGTCGCCTTTTGCGACTTTACGGTTTCTGGGCTGTCTGTATCGCAAGAAATAGACGTACTGCCAAGGTACGTGTAAGTAATATTGCTCAGAACGGAAAAGAAAAGATTTCCTTTCATATCCTGCACGAAACACGGGTCCATAAACTCAGCAAGCGGGTTTGAAATGTGATCTCCGCTGAATGTGTAAAATTCCAGCCCGACAATAACATTTCCGATTAGCTGCAGTGCCTGTGCTTCTTTGCCGGAAATCAATGGATTTTCGATCAAGAAGCAGTAATCTTCCGAACCTACAATATAAGATTGCTTTTCATCTCCATCGTCGTTCTCCGCCTTAACTCCGGTTATCCGAATCATATCTGTCGAAATGCTCGGATTCTTCTGAAATCCAGAAAAATTCTGTGCTTTCGTGTAATCATACGTGCCATCTGACTTTTTAAGGCCGGAAAAATCATAGCTCTTAATAATAACAGCACCGTTGGAATCGCACATGGCATTTCCGCCAGCAATCATAGCGATATATCCGAGCATCTCCCTGCATGTAACATTTTCAGAAATTGCATCTACCACGAAATCACCATTTGTGAATTTCGCGCTGCCAGCAACAAGATTACACTGAATGCAGACATCCCGATAGATATTAAATATAGTCGCCGGAAACGTCGTATTTGCAACGTAACTATCGGATGTTTTCGCCATGTAATCTGCAGCAACAAGCGTAATTGTGGATCCCGGCGTGGTCGGCTCAACTACAGAAAAGATTCCCTCTTTGATTTTTTCTACGCTTCCATCATCCAGCGTCATTCCCGTAAAAAGCGTGATTTCTGCGCCGTAAAAGTCAATGGCATCAAATCTTCCGTCGTAGTTATCCAAATTAAGCTCTATTGTTCTTGAAAGCGCCACACCGAGGGGGAATGAACTTCCCCCATTGGTGGTGATGCTGTTACCGTCAATTCGAAAATCTTTGGACGGATCCAGAGTCAATTTTGTGCCGTTCCGTAAAACCACGTTCGCGTACGCATAACATGCAGAACCGTTTTCTACTTTTTTCCTAAATTCTGTGCTTACATTTTTCATGATGGGTCAATCCTCGTTACCTGGAAACTAAGACTTGTGCATTTTTCCTCGCCCTCTTTGAGGGAATATATCGCTGTGTCAACGTTTGCAACATAAAATGCATGTGTCTCCCATTTTGCGGTTTTGATATTGAAATAATGGAAATTGAACTGAGACTTGAAAACAGTCTTTGAAAGGATTTCCGCTGCTGCTTCAAGGGTAATATCGGTCCATTTAAGGTTATACGCTTCAACAGTGAATAACCTTGTGTTGACCATTTTGCCGTTCATAAGCCGCCCGGAATCGTCCGAAGATGTTGCTGCAAAAGCAATTGTGTAACCATCTTCGTCAACATCTGGCGGCGTGTAGCCATCAAACTGCAAATGATTTTGTGCCATGTATGCCCTCCTTAAGTCGTAGACAGCTCGAATGGGTTATTTCCACCCTGTATCTGCTGCAGCTTTGCTTCGCTGATTGTTTCCTTGAACAGGACTTTTCTGTCCAACTGTGCAACGAAAGTATAGCTTCCATTGCCTTTTCCAGACTCTTCCCGGACAATCTTACGGATAAGCCCCTCTGGTGCTTCGATATTATTTCCGCTTTTCTGATCTCCGAGCATTGCCAGAAACTCCTGGTTTGGTGGGATGACCGCACCGGATGCCAGATGTGGGATTCTTCCGATAGTTGGAATATTTACATGCGGAATTCTATTCACGCCGCGGATCAGATTATTGATTGCTCCGATTGCCTGATTAACCATGCTGATGATCCCATTAATCGGAGCACGCACAACATCACCAATTCCGCTCATGATACTCGAAAAGATATTTTTGACGCTCTGCCAAGCATTCCGCCAGTCACCAGTAAACGCGTATTTAATAAAATTCATAATCCCAATAAATACGTTTTTCATAGTTTTGAATATTGACTTAATCAAATCGCAAAGCACCTGCGGAGCAATGCCAGCTACGCCAAAATATTTTACCCAGTCAACAGAGAATAATTTTTTCACCAGTGACATAAATGGAGTTAAAATATAGTCTCCAATCCATTCAATTACAGCGCCGCATGTATCCGCAAATCCCTGTGCTATTTGTCCTGCACCGGAAAAAGCTTTTTTCCAGTCGCCCGTAAACACACCAACAAGGAAATCGATCAAACCGCCGAGCATATCCAGAATTCCGTTCGCCATTTCTACCGCAGCGCCCAATAAATCAATAGCCGCGTCGCCTAGCCATTGTACAACAGGAGCCAATAACGGAATTACATTTTGAAGAATCCAATTAATAAGGGGAACAAGAACGTTATTCCAAATTTGCTGTAGCGCATCAATGATTTTTGCGCACACATCAAGGAATTTATCGACAAAATCTGTAAGAGGTCCATTAATCAAATCTTCGAGCCGCGTTCCCCATTCATCGATGATAGGCACTACATAACTATTGTAAAGATCAAGCAATGTTGCCAAAATAGACGCACAGCCTGATTCGATATCATCAATAAATGGCTTAACGATCTCATCATAAAATGCAATGATTTTGTCGGATGTATCGTTTAAAAAGTCCTCGATAACCTGCGCGAGTTGCTGAATAGGTGCGATTGTTTCGTTAATCGCTTCAACTAATTTATCTTTGTTATCGATCCATGGCTGCCAGGCAAGATACATTTTATCGCGCTCGTATCGTGCAAAAATTTCTACAGCCAAGCCGCCTAAAGATGCAAAAATTCCGATAAGATTTCCTGTCAAATCCTGCGCTGTTTGTGTGCCAAACGTTTTTGCAAATACTTCGGCTATCGTTTTTGCGATAAGTCCGAATTCATCTGCAATTTCTGCTCCGACGTTGAAAACGTCAACCAAAAATTTCTTGATTCTATCTTTATTTCTGCTCAGATAGCTTTCAAAACCGCCTACAAGATTAACAGCCAGTGTAAGGCCTACGCTTGCTATTGATCCGGCCACGACCCCGAGATTATAGATTACAGATTCTGCAAAGCGTTTCGCAGCTCCTACTACTTCCGGGTCCGTGAAGATCTCAGCAAGATTCCTTTTGATGGATGCCAGATCCTTTTTCAGTTCTGCAAGCTGCGGTTTGTAATCTCCAAGGCCATCCCAGAAGCCGGACATAAACAGGTCTTTAATCTTTTTCAGTAAATCAAAAACTTTCTGCAGATTATCCAGAAAAGCGTTAGGGATCTGCTCTTCCGTGAACATCGGTGCACTGCCTGTTCCTCCTCCACCGCCGCCAGCTCCCGGGGATTTGCCGCCACCGCCGCTGCCGGAACCGCTGTCGCTTTTCGAATCCATCTTGTTCAGATCATCGAGAGGGGAAAGGTATTTTTCCGTTGCTTCTGCGGCCGCATCTGCCGCATCTGCCGCGTCGTTGGTTGCGTCCGCTACATCTTCCGCACTCGATGCCGTATCGCTTAGAGATGCCGCGTAATCCTTCTGAACAGCTAATGCTCGAGTATATGTTTTCTTACCAGACAGCATCGAAAAGAACATGCTTACGTAAGTTGCCGCGGTGCTAAGCATGTCGATGAATTTTGACAGAATCGGTGCAATCGCTGTAAGAATCGGCGCAAATGCTGTCGCAAGACTGTTTTTGAGCCGTTCCAAGCTGCCCCACAACATAGAGATAGCCGAGTTGGTTGAGCCGGATTCCTGCGCCAAATTTGACATTCCAGCCACAACCGCGCTTCTCAGCTTATTGAAAAGAACGAATAATGAGCGGATGCCTAGACCGTATTTTAGCAACGTCATAATTCCGTTTTTGGCATTTCCTGCAGCACTTCCGGTCTCTTTCAGAGAATTTGCGGCTTTCTTTCCACTGTCAGCAATTTTTTCGTTGGATTTTGCCAACTTTGACGCGTTGTCTGATGCGTTTTTAGTCGCTGAATTATTCGCCGAGTTTGAATAGCTGTCAATGCTGTCTTTTACGTCATCATAAGAGGTTTTTAACCGGTCATTGATACTGGCCAGCTTTTCTTCTTGCTGCGCCAACTTTTCCATTGCTGCAGTTGCTTCTTTTACTGGCTCGGTTTTGATTACATCAGTACCAAATTTTTCCTTTTCGCGCATTTTCGCTTCTACTGCACTATATTTTTCATACAGAAGATCGAGATTTTCTAAGGTGCTTTTAATTTCTTCATCATTAATTCCACCAGTATTTGACGCACGCAATTCGTCCCATTTTGCTTTTGTCACATCAATTTCTTGACTTAATGACTCAAGCTCAGATTCAAGTTCTTTGTATTTGTAAGTCGGAGTTTCACCGCCCAACGCCGAAGAAAACGCTTCTCCGTTTCGCTCCAATTCTTGTAATTCTTTGTTTGCATCATCAATTGTTTTTGCGAGCTGGTCAATATCATACTGATAGCTCTTATACTTTTTGCTGTCCTCGCTTCCGCCAAGTGCCACAAATTTTTCCTGCGCATAGATGAGTTTGTCCATCTGCGTCTTAGCAGACTCTATCTGCGCCTGGATCTCTTTGTATTCGTCGGTCGGTATCTGCTGTTTTCCGAGTTCAGCAACCTTTTCTTTGAGCTGTTCGACTATTTTTTCTTGTTCTCTATACTGATCGTTCAGCTTCGAGAACGCATTCGCCTGTTTGTTGAGTGATGCTTTGGCCTTGTCTCCAAGACCATTAATAGACGAGATACATTGCCGCACATTCGCTTCCAGCTCCTTACTGCCAGCTTTTGCGCCGTTGGTGTCAATCTCCGTATCAATGATGATATAGCCGTCAGCCTGTCCCGCCATGCGTTTTTCCTTCCTACCGTGTAACTTTTAACGGTTTGTGCCGGTGCTTCGTATGCTCCGGCAGTTATTTTGATATTCCGAAAAGCTCTCTAAGAGCTGCTTTTTCTTCTTCGCTTCTCTGACCGCTTGCCGATTTCAGATCGATGATAGCCTTGTTATCTCTGTAATATTCCTGTTCCCACTTGTCCAGTTTCTTTCCTTTGGCTTTTTTATCTCGGATACTTACCACGGTCGCAAACGTGCCTTCCCCGATCTCCATGTAGAATGCAAAAAAAGTCCACCAGTGCAGATACTTCTGACCGCGCACATCTTTTCCGGCAACCTTATTGATAGACGGTATAATAATGGTTGCATCCTGTATCCAGTCCATCAATTTCGGTCTTTTCCGCTTTGTATCCTCAGAAAATCCGCAGTCAATAAATTCACATGCTTTTTCCGCAGCTTCTTCCCATTCGGCGGGTTTCATATCGTCAAAATCAATATAGAGGATGGCTAACATGCTTATGACCTGTTCCGCCTTTTTTTCGTCCTCGGTCATATCTGGATCGAAAATTTCGGGATCGTTCATGCATTGCAAAATATCCAATACCACTCGGTAATCTGAGCGTATTGGATATTCTTTGCCTGCAACGTTGAGCGATGTCGGAAGGCTCCACGCGTCCATTATTTACGATATTTAGCAACGTATTTATTCATACGTGTTCGAACTTTTTTCGCTCGGTGTTCGGTCTCTGTCTCGATCACGCGGCCGATAGCGTCAACAACTTCTTCGAAAAACAGCTTTCCAGAAGCAAGTGGAGAGAACGGGCCTAAGATGCTGAAAAATGATTCTTTCGAATCCGATCCGATCAGATAGGAAAGCTCATCAGCAACCATGTTTTCAACCTTTTTGATGTCCGCCGGTTCGTTTTCAGGCGCTGAAAAGCTGTTCAGATGCTCTACAACCTCATCATATCGTGAGATAAGATTGGTGTCGGACGGTCGAAAATCAAATTTCCCGTATACATGGCCCTGCTTATTTTTGATATAATAAGTTTTTAAGCCATCGTCAATAATGATATCGTTACTCTGCGGTTTTACGAGTTTGTTGCTCATTGGAAAGCTCCTTTCTATTCGTGTGTGATCTTACGCCAGGGATGTGCTTTTATCGGAAGCTGGCGCTGCGCCCTCATTAAATTCCGGAGTTCCGGTTTTAAGAGAAGCTGCGCTTACGTATCCTTTTGTGAATTTGCCATCCTCAGAAACAGCGAACGGGATATTGAGACCTGCAGTATCGCCGCCGTAAGACTGCGGTTTTACGATGACCTCACGCACGTACGCAAGATGATTGGTCGCCGCTGTGTCCTCCACGATGACCTCCAGCATAAGGGTTTTACAGGCATCGCCTTTTTTACGTTCAAGGGCGATATCTCGCAGTACCGGATACAGTTTGTTATCCGGGTCAGCATAGAACGGATCAGCGTCCATAGACGGCTCATATCCGTTGTCTCTCGTTTTGGTCTGGCCGAGAATATTTTTGGTTGTTTCGGTGTCCGGGTTAAGCTCTACGGACATATCCTCGATGTCATCACCTACCAGCACCCAGCTTGCGGATGCCACGACTCTCTTGAATGTCGAATCAAGGTAAGTGGCCATTGCTTCACGCTCAAGTTTTGACATGTTTTTTCCTTTCTACCGCGTAACTTTTCGCGGTCAGCGGCTGCCGAATCGGTGCCGGTATGATTATTTTTTGAATTTCTTTCGATATTTTAATGACATGCTGATAACCCAATCCTCCACTTTGTTTTCTGCCACCGTATCAAGATAAGATGGCGTAAGGCGGGCTATAGATTCAATAACTCTTCCTTCTGTAAGTGTCGGGTAAGATTCCAGATGATATTCTTTCCCATCCACCTGCACAGGCTGTTTTTCCAGCCATTTTCCGAGAGTGTCAAGAAATTCTTTGATTTCTGTCTTAATTCCCGGCGTTGTAGGTGCTGAGCGATACATGATGTAAAACGGATAGTTGCAAAGCTGATCCACAATTCCTGTGATGTATTTCTTTTCAGAAGCAACCACAGCTCCACTCACTGGATAGAATGCAATCCCTTCATCCTCTTTGAGCGAAGAAAACTTGATCTTTTCGGTCGGCTGAAGTCCGGGGAAAGTGTTCAGAACTGTTTCCAGCGCTTTCGTTACGATGTCGTATCCGTCCACATCGTATGTAACAGTTTTTTTAACCTCCTCCGGCACGTTTCTTCACTCCCTTCACCCATTCTTTGCCGTGTGCCGCTTTTGCGGCATCAAACCAGTGATCCGTAGCAGACGGATGCGCGGTTCTATCGAATTTCAGTGGTGTATCAGTAACAACTTTTTTTGCGCCAGGTCTCGCCCACGCTGAACGCGTCTCCGGATCAACCATAAGTTTTCCCTCGTACAGGAACCGTCCATACGGTGGAGCGCCTGCGCACACCTTTCCAGTGCCCTGCATGGATGCACTGCGCACTCTGGTTGCATCCACCATGATTCCGTCACGAAAAGGCATGTACGGGATCATATCATTCATAACCTGTCCATCAAGCCAGAACTGCGCTTCCTGGAACTGCTTGTCAAACCTCGTAAGGTCTACCTGTACCTTAACATGTCCATTCACGACCGAAAAACTGGGGAAATGTTTCGTATTGCTCATTATTTTCCCCCTATTTCAAAATGAGGAATAAGCCTGTACGGACCGCCTACATTGCTGATGGAAAACACATTATCGTATTTTTTATTCATGTAGTCATAGAATCCGCGGTCTACTCTGCTTGTGTATTCCGCGTCTTTCACCACGCCGTACATCTGTCGTTCAACGATTGTTGTAATCGGCATTTTTTTGTGATCCTGCACGTACGCTCCGTTATGGTCGATAAGATATGCTTGTTCTTTCTTCACGCAATAATCGCCCAAAACAAAGAAATCCTCGCTGGCGAAAGTGATCGTTCCCGGAAGCTCTTCATTTGTCTGAGCTTTCCAGGCTTTCGGCGATAACCATTTCTTTCCCTGCACCACAATCGTGCCGTTATCTGGCGTGTACGCCACATGCAGGCTGGCCGTATCGGCGCTGTCAATACCGGTCCTGACAATATTTGCGACCTTATCTGTGATAAGATCCACATGCTGCAGCACGGTCGGATACCAGAATACATTCCCGGTTTGATCTTCGTACCGATTGAAAAGAGTTATGGTTTCATCATACATGGTTTCACCTACTTCTTATTCTTTACAAGCGCCGTCTCATATTGACCGCTAAAACGTGATTTTCCATTCGAGTACCACGTATAGCCTTTGGAATTCGTAAGAGCATTTTCTACGGGTTTCCAGCCTTTAGGGGGGTATTGAAGCGTTTTACCGTCTTACCGTTTACAGTTTTCATCATTCCACTGTTGCTACATCTTCCGCCCATATCACAACCTCACTCCTGCATACAGGACCGGAACGCCGTCATCCGTCATAACGCCCTGTAGATTTTCAAGAATAATCTGTGTCACGAGCACGTTTTCTACCTTTTTGTCCATCGCCGCTTGTCCGTAGACGCTGGAATTTGTACCGCTTGTTCCGGTCACGTAGGAGATGCTTTCACTGCCGGAAGAAATCGAAGAAACGGCCTTATTGATGACCGTTCCATCTTCTCTCTTTACGGTTCCTACTGTTTCCATCGCGGCATTTTTTACGGTGTCGATCTGAAAAAACGCATCCGCCAGTGTACAGACCGCTTTCTTGATCTTTTTCTGTGCCCGTTCGTTTTCCGGCAGCCCGTCTGCAAGCCGGTCGAATGTCAAAACATCAATTCGATCACTTGCCCGCTCGGCGTACCGCGGAAAGTCGGATTCTGGCACGGTATCGCCGAAATATGAAGTTGTGTAAAATTCATAATCTGCATAAGCCATGCCAGATACCTCCGTCAACCGTTGGACTTAATCAGTCCCATACGGATGTTTTTGTGATTGAATGCAAGTGACCAGTTCGCTTTTGCTCCGAGTTCCGCATTGGTCGGGGATTCTTTTGTGATTCTGTTTGCATTGATTGAGAATCCGTTCGGATGCAGCACGTAGCCCTGTTTTGTGTACAACTTACGAATACCGGCTTTGGTTTCCGGATCGTAGTCTGCATAGTACGGGTCCTCGTAGTTGGTTTTATCGCAGGTGAGCACCGTTCCAGATCCGATCATATAGCTCTTATAGATCGGAACGTCTGTAGATGTGTCTACCGTGAAACGATCAGATACAACTGGAATGAATCCGCCGATCGTCGGAAGCTCAACATCTCGCTCGATAGCATTGGTGATCGTGTACTTGTTGTAATCAACCAGCCCCATAGCCTTGTAACGAGCGTAGATGTAAGAGTTAAGGACCAGCAGACCCATGTTCTCGTCTGCGTCTCCAACTGCTTTCTGCTGCGCGAAAATCAGTGTTGTATCATTGATTTTGTTTGCATCGGTTACGGTTGTAACCCCAGAAGATGCCGTCGCCGAAAGATCCGTAACATGATCTTTCATACCGTCCAGTGAAAGAACTGCATCAACAATAGCCATGAGATCACGGGTTCTTACCTGCCGATAGAATCCAGCAACTGAATTCGCAACGTGCGTCATCGGGTCAGCGCCGGTCAGCTCTTTTGTGAAATCCTGGGATTTCCATGCTTTCATACGCTGGGTCAGCATACAAGTCTGTTTCTTTCCACTGATCTCTGTCGGGGTGTTGTCGGTTTCACCATCATTGTTGAGCGCGTGAGATTCATCCTCATCAATCGGAACATAGAACGGAAGTGTTGCAACGTTTCCTTTTGTTCCGATCAGATCCATGATCGTCTGATCCTGTACAAGGATTCCAGACGCTAAGATTCGGTCATTCCAGGTCGGCTGCTCGCTCATGTAGTCGGAGAACACCTCCGGATCAAATGAAAAGCCGCCAAAAGTACCAGTTCTTGGCATTGTGTTTCCTTTCTACCGCGTAACTTTTTGCGGTCAAGCGTTATCGCGTGATAACGGTGTTATTTCGAGAGTGCTTCGTACAGCTCGGGATCTTCTTCTCTTAATTTGAGTCTTTCATCAAGATTCATTTTGCGGAAAGTTTCTTTCGTAATCTCGCCGCCATTGCCGCCGGTTGTAGGCTGTGTGAACTTGGCTGCATTGCTCTTTGCCTTTTTGGCTCCGGCATCCGCGAAAATCCCTGCTTTCTGTTTTCCGTCCTTGTCGGTAATCATCTCTGTGAAGATATCCGAAATAGACTTTCCTTTTGCAGAATCAGCATCCAGCGCTTTTGTAAGCTCTGCGCGGTAGTAGTCGGCAGTAATATCGTTCAAAAACTCGTATTTCTTCGCTCCCTTTTCGTCTGTAGCCGTCAAGAAATCATTTACCTGTTTTTCGACTTCTGCCTTTCTGGCATCTGCTGCCCGTCCAGCTTTCTCTTCGTTGAGCTGTGTGGTGAGGGTTGTAACTTTCGTCTGTAATTCTTCGACGTTCACATCTTTGAATCCCTCCAGCTCTTTCTGCACATCGTCCAGCGAGTTCTTGTACTCATCACGCTTTGTAACTACCTTGTCATAATCTGATTTGGTCCGATAGTTTTCTTCCATCTTCTTTTTCAGATCTGCTTTTTTGTCTTCCGGAATCTCGATTTCGAGTTCTGAAAGAATTGCTTCGTAATTCTGCATTTTCTATCCTCCTAAACGTTGTTTTTAACTGCCCGTCGGCAGTAATGGATTTAGGCAGATCAACCTCTGCCGGGGTAATGGGAAAATAGGATTCGAACCTATCAAGCAGTCCAAAGATCCAGCATCTTATGGCAGAATCAAGGGGGATGATGCCAGTTTTCCATTACTGTTTCCCAATTGTGTAATTCATAGTAATAAGAAACACGCCGCGTTTTCAGAAAGGCTTGAGGAACGGAAAACGCGGCATATTTCAGACACGTTCCGAGCCTTGTGCAGGCTCTTAACAGGATCCCCTAGAACGTCGAAAGGAGGTGAATTGAACATCAAAATGACTTACAAGCCAATCCCAACTTCTTTTCACACTCCTATCGTACTATATATGGTATTTTTCGTTGTACCCATCTTGCCATCATGAATCAGCAAGTTTTCGAATCTGCTGCATGATGGCCTGTCTTTCGTCGCGGAAATCCGCATCGAGAATCATGGCTTGCAGCATGTCGAATACCTCAACCATAAGACGGCCGACGGAATCCATCAGCTTATCTTTGTGCGCCGCGTCTCCGTGTTCCTGGTACGCCATTTTTGCCGCAATGTACTCGTCATACAGCGCGTCAATATTCTTATCGTATTTTCCATTGCTGTACTTCTTAATCAGCGTTTCTGACGCGTCCATCATGGCCGCAGGAATGCTCTCACACTCCATTTTTCGCATATTGCATAACGTGGTCGTGATTTTGAACATTGCGTCAAGGTTATCTGTCGTGAGTTTCTGCATCGCAGATTCTTTTTCTCTTTCCAACTGCTTTTCCAGCACTTCTTTCACGTTTCCCATCATTCAACCTCGATTCCTTTCATGCGTTTTTTGTATTTTTCGTTCAATTCTTTCTGCGACTCAGTGATATGGACCATATCATAGCCGGTCGAGATCAGATCAAGAATAATTTTGTCAACCTCTTTCAATTCATCGCCCACATCATCTATCAGCGAAGCTACAAGCATGAAATCTTCCACATTTCCTTTTTCAAGTAGCATTGCGGCATAGCTCTGATATACCGCTTTTGTCTCCTCTTCCCATTCGCGATAGGCGGAAAATCCATCCTCTACGGCTTTCTGCTTGGTGCCTTTTCCGACGGAAATGCTTTTTGCGGCATACCATCCGTCCGGAATCATTTTAACCTCGCCAGAAAACGCATCTGGAATAATTTTCCCGTGCCGTTCGATGTAATATCGGCACACCTTACGGCGCTCAAGGCTTTCTGCGATGTGCTGGTACTCATGTATCCGTTTATAACCTTTCAGCCCGAGAAAATCGAAATAATCTGCCATCTGGCCGTGCATCATGATAGCTGCCACGAAGCGGCTGTTGATTTCCGAAAAAATAGCATCCGCATCTGTTACGTCTGTTTTGCTTCGGAAAGTAATCATGATTCGTCACCCCCTACGCAACTTTTTTGATGATGAGGTTCGCGTCTTTTACCAGGACTTCGGTTGTAGAAATATTTCCGACTGATACAGTAAGGCTTGTTCCTGCCGGTACAGGGATCAGCGTGTCCGCGCTCACGTTCTGATAAGTGTTCGCCGTAACCACGGTATAGTCCATCTCTGTTCCTCCAACCGCTTCTCCGTTCAGTTTCAGCGTAAGCACGGTCGCGCCTGCTGCCGCCGCTGTTACGTTTCCATTGAACTGTAATTCTACTGCGATCGGAAGGTTCGTCCGATTCGTGATTGTGAAAATTCCGCTTCCCTCGATGTGGTTCAGCCATCCGCTGGAGCATCCACAACGACGGGATTTTACGCGGGTATTGGTAAATACAACATTCTGTCCTACCGCTACTGTCTGTTCTGTTTTTGCAATTACATTTAGCATAATTTCTCTCCTTTTTTGAAATGAAACAGGGGCAAGCTCCGCGCCTACCCCTGCAATTTTGCACAACTACTGTTTCGTAGATTTGGAATCTTCCAACATGCTGATTATTTTATTTTGGTTTTCGATGATCCGGTCAAGGTACTTTCTGTCCTGTTCCTGCAGGTGTTTTGCGATATCCGCATTGCTCGCCTGCGATAGGTCGCTCTGATAATTCATCGCCTGCAGGAATACACCGAACAGGTTCAGAAGATCGAGCGCGGACAGCTCGCTTGTGCTCATCACAGCACGTTACCGCCATTTCCGCAACATCCGCCGTATCCGGTCATGTTGTACGCGAAATACGGGGAACATGTAAGATAAGCCGGTGTAGGTGTCGGGCGTACCGCATCAATGATTGTACGGGTCTGCGAAACCTGTGAAATCTGATTGTACGCGTTCTGCAGATCGCGGTCACGGTCTGACAGCTTATCCCTGAGTGCCTGGATGGTGTTTTCCTGCATCATCTGTCTGGTTGCGTTTCCGTCGGCCAGAATGCTCTCTTTGATGTCACAGCAACACTGTGCCATCTGAGCCTGCATATTCTGTGCCATGAGTGCCGCATCATATCGGCTCTGCAGGATCTCTTTCTGTGTTTCACAGCAACAATTCTGCTGTGCCGCCTGCACCTGCTGTAAGCCGAGCTGATTGGTATACCGGTTTTCCAGTACGTCTCTCTGCGTCTGGCAAGCTGTGTTGGAAACGTTCTGATTGGTATTGAAAATGTCACGTTTGACAAATTCATCAGAAATGAAATTGTCCTGCACACCAGTTTCAACGCCGCCACGGTTCCATCCGCCCATCATCGGGAACAGAAATGCCAGCAGAATAATCCAGATCCACCAGCAGCCACCGCCCCAGTCATCGTCATTGTTTCTCGTTACGGCTGCTACATCAGCCGCGCTAAGTCCCATTGTTCCATCTGTCATGGTTCTTTCTCCTTATCCTTCTATTTATTAAGGCTGTGCACCGCCCTAATATCTTATTTCATCAGCCCAGAGAACTGCCCCGGGTCCATCCCGTTCTGTCTGCACATGTCCTCGAATACCTGCTTTGGGTTCTTACCTTTGCACATATCCATAGCTTTCTTGACGTTCGGGTTAGTCTGCGCCATCTGTTCTACTGCGGCCTGCGGGTTGCCCGCCTGTTTGAGCTTATTGACCATCTGCATAGCCTGCATCATCGCGCCCATCGGGTTGTTACCGCCGCCCATATTGCCTATCATGCTCATTAATGGATTCATACGGGTTCCTCCTTATTCTCCGGCTTTTCGCCTAACCGCGTCAGCAGAGCGTCAAATTCCTGCCGCGTAACGTATTCTTGTCTTTCTTCTTTCGGCTGGCTCTGTGCCGAGCTTAGGGCTTCTGGCGAGATCTCGGCGAACTGAAACACCTTGAAAGTCGCGCTTCCCATGCCGTCCACAGACTTAACGTAGAACACAGGGCTGTTGTTATCCATCATCCAGGCAGTGTGTCCAGGCTGGACAATCTGATTTCTTGCGCCCTCGATGCCTGCAACCTGTATCCAATTTACGTTGCTGGTCGGCGCCTGCTGCTGTTGCTGACTTTGTGGTGCATACATGCTCATCTGCTGGTTTCTCGCCTGTTCCAACTGATTAATTTTCTGCTGAAGCATTGCCTGTTCGTTCGCAAATGCCTGCGGGTCAATATACGGATACATATTCATCCCTCCGTTCTCTTTCTACTCATATTTTAGGCGCAAAAAAAGGACTCTGACAGTTCGTCAAAGTCCCATGAAATGCTCAAAAAAGTATCAATCAGCATACTTTAATGATTTTGGTGTTTACGTTTCTGCTGATCCGTTTTGCAGTAGAAACAGAAATGTTCATTAGTTCCGCACACTTTTCGAGCGGAATATTCCTACTCCGATAATCAAAAAGTGTACGTTCGTCACGCGTAAAATTACAATACGTGCGAAAATACTCCAGCTCCGGTACTGTGAATTCATACACTTTCAAGATAAGCCCTCTTAATTTTTCTTGTTGGTCATCGCATTTACAAGTTCTTCCCTCGTTTTTTTTAAGCCCTCGATGTTGTTCCCTGTAATCTTATTTTCGATCAGATTGAACATGCTCCTCATTATCAGATTCATATCATCTCGTTGGGTGCGGATAGAGGTATAATCTTTCTCAAGTTTTGACTTGATATCCTTGATATCCTCCTCTATTGTCTGCATCCTCTTTTCCAGATCCCTCTCGGGCTTTTTGAATTTCTTCCATGCTCCGGTCAGAACCACAATCGCGCCACCTACTGTAGTTATCCAGCCGCAGAGAATCATGATTTGATTAATCGTCTCAATCATCTGCTTTTTCCTTTTTGCGTTTTTAATATCGCCGTGCATCCGCTGCGGCTCTTGCTGCCTGTTTTCGGTCCCAATGGGCTATTTTCAATCGCTCATCATAAGGGCGCAGGTTGTTGTCTTCGCAAAACTTGCGATATGCTTTATTTTGCTTAGTAAGCAAATTAGCTTTTTGCTCTGTTTTACTTTGCAATTTGCTTTTCGTCTCGTCATCGCTTGCGTTGTCTATAGCATATTGCAAAGTTTGAATTTGCCTTTTGCTGTTTCGTATTCTGCGCTCCAACAATCGTTGCCGCTTCTGTGCTTCTTCAACCTTACGATTATCTGCGTATGAGATGTTCTTAGCGTCAAATGGGTTGTTCTTTCCGTCTCCCGATCCGAAGCTATGACGGCAATTCCAGCCACCCAGCCCCTCGCCGGTGCCGTATCCGGTCACCTCGTAGAAATTCGGGTATTTCTTGTTTTTTCCGGTTCGGGAATAGAATCGCCCTTGCCACCAAAGATGATTTCCCGGGTTCTGCCCGCCGTCTCCCGTTCGTGCGCCTACATGAGCAGATACAAGAATGATATCCCAATCCATTTCTTCCATTCGCGCTTCTGATACATCACACGCTGCCTGCGCTATGCCAGTTCGTACGATGGTCATGGTCGCAGATTCAAGGCTTTGCCGGTATCCGGTCGGGTACTTGACTGTTAGCCCCTCATCTGACACTTTCTCAATAAGATCAGCCACCACAGCGCCGTAAGACTCGCCGCCGCTCAGAACTCTGTGGTAGGCGCTATCAAGCTCGTTGATGAAGAGTCTTTGCGCTTCTTCCGCGGTCGTCCGTGTGAAGTTCCGCCATGTTCCCGCGGTCGCCTTATAGTCCCTTTCAAGTACACGCATAAGCGTTGGGGAAAGAAGAAGCGGCGTTGGTGCCAGCCCAGCCGCCGTGTATACTGCGTCATCCCATTTGAGCGTCTGTATTCCAGCGTCAAGGCAGGCTGATTTGATCTCTGATAGCTGCTGATTGGTCGCCTTTGCTATCTCTTTCTGTATATCTTCCAGCAAATAGCCAGCTTCCTGCAGTGCTTCGATTCTCCACTTGTCCGCCGCCGTCAACATGTAATTCTCGCCGCGTTCCATGCGGGTTAGAATCGCCTTGACGATCTTCCGCATGATCCTGTTGTGCAAATCCTCTGTGATGGCTTCTGCGCCCTCTGCCGCGTGCTGCAGATACTCCGGGGTAAGCATGTCTTATTCCTCTTTCTGCGCCTGCTTGATAATCTGGTTCGCGCCTGTGCTCGCAAGTCCGCTGACGATGCCGACAGCTACCGCATTAAGCACGTCATGCGCCGGGAAGTCCGGAATCGTGTACATACCGACCACACCGAGTACCGCGCCCGCAAAGCCAACTGCGCATGGAATCCATTTGTTGTTGATCTCAGTTGCTTTCATGACCATTCCGATCAGATAGCAGACTACGGTAATGCAGACTACGGTTGCTACTCCACTCATATCCATGTTGTCATTCCTCCTTATATTTGCTGTCAAAAAGCTCGTCCTCTTTCGGAGTGGCTTCTTCGACCATTGCCTTTGCGTCTTCCTCCGAGAATCCCTCGAATTTGACGAAATACATCCACGCAGGTACCTTTCCGGCCTGTACATAGCCCCACCAGCGTGCGCGGTCCTCCTCGCGGTTATACGTGATGTCACCAAAGTCATAGGTTACTTCGTATTCCCCTGCCGGACTCTCGCCGTACAGATCCGCATAGACACTCAACGCGTAATAGACGGCATCCATGCACTTCTCGAGCTGATCCCGAACATCTTTGATGTACTGGATCGTCCGCCGGTCATCGGACTCAACTTGTGTTGCCGTTACCATGCCGGTTTTCTGGTCGAATACAAAATAGCCGTTTGAGAAGCCCGCCTTATAGCCGATCTGAGATAATAACGCATTGAGACCATTAACTCTTACCTCTGTGTTGAGTGTCGGGTTAATCTCTTGATAGAATGTATCCGTTCCGTCGCCGTATACGTTGCGGACATACTTTGGCAGGTGCGTTGTTGCGGCTGCTCCCGGGGTCATCTTATTGACCGGAGTGCCAGCCGGAGACAATAACCGATCATCTGCCAAAACGATTCGTTCACTGTCGTGGATTTCTCCGGTCATGCGGGAATACGCAATATCAAGATCTTTCAGTTCTTCCAGAGCTTCGGCATATACCGGCAGGCCGAGTGGCGTAGACTTATCTACGTTATTCGCTTGCGGTGTCACGAATACGCCAAACATCGGGCCATCCAGGCTTTCTCCGTTCGCTTTCAGAATCGGCGGGGAGTCTGCCATAAGCTCAGACCATTTCGTATCTTTCAGAGCCACCAGATCGCCGATTGAATCCGGTGTTTTCGACCGATAGGCCCGATTGGAAATATAATAAGGACGTACTGTTTCCTCGCCCTGCTTCTCTTCTGCAAATCGGTGATATTCCAGCCGCGTGTAGTACCATTTTCCTTGCGTGTACGTATCTTTAAATATCATTCCGGTGATATTCTGGTTGTCATAATCGGTTATAAGCACTTCATCAGGTGTGAATACATCCAACGTCTTCCCGTTCGGCTTGATGACTACCGTTCCATACGCACAGCCATATTCCACCCATTTTCGGATACTGAAAAACACTGCATCCGTCTGTTGCTGCAGCCACTCCGCCCTTGCTGATCCCTCGATTGTGATTTTAATTGCTAGTGTCGCAAGCCGCGCTGTTTCGGAGCTTAACGATTTTGCAAAATTAATTGTTCGGATGCCGTTTTTTACATCTTTCCACGGCGGTTCTCCGGAATAAACAGCAGCGCATTTTTTAATTACCGTATCCATTACTGGGGATTCGATCGTATCAACGTTAAACGCCTGCTCCGCTTCGCTTCGAAAAAACATGCTTAGCCACCTCTTAATAGTTGTTATCAGTCCCATTCCTAGCCCTCTGTCACTTTTCTGCCGCACATCGGGCAGTAATTGACGTTATGCGGCGTTCCCTCGATGCTCCCCGCCGCTCTTGTCTCAACCATCGTCTTGCGTATCAGCTTACACTGATAGACGTACCGTGCACGCTGATCGAATCTTTCTAAGGTTTTCCAATTCTTCAACTCATCGCAAAATTCGCACATTATGCACTATACCCCCTGCGATTAAATAATGGCTCATACGCATAACGCAAAGCCGAGATAGCATGGTCGTTACCGTCTGGATATCCGCTGATAACGTTCCCGTCCTTATCCCGGTCGTATTCGTATTCCGTGATTTCTTTGTACGCGTGCGGTGTCCGCTTCGGATCAATGACTAACGTTCGTGCCTGCAGGAATTTGAATCCGTATTCAATGCTTCCCGGTCCTTTGATTGCTCCCCTGGCTGGGAGTCCGGCATCCCTATAGTCGTTTACGGACTTAGGCTCCGCGGAATCGCAGATAATCGTATAGTCATCATACCCTTTTTCTTTGATCCATTTTGCTGTTTTCTCATTGCTCCACTTATTCACGTATAGTTCGTCAATGAGATAGATTTTCTCCCGCGCCGAATCGTAGTAAGTCCGCAGGTAGCAGTACTGATCCGGGTACCATCCGAAGTCAACGCCTGGATAGATACGGTCCATGTGGCTAATCTCTTCGTCTGTGATGTCTCGGATCTCCAGATATTCAAACACGTTTCCGCCGTCTCCGTTCGGGATGCCGAGATACTCATGCTCGTACGCTTCCGGATTGACTTCTTTTAGATGTTCCGCGTCCTCGATGAACTTCTTTCCGAGCCATTCCGGCGGCGCGTCTGTATAGCACGAGTGGTGTATCACTCTTTTCGGATTCGGCACGAGCTTAATTCGGTTGACCCAGTTACTTTTGCTTTTGGGAGGGTTGTAGGATGAGAAATCATAGGATATGTCACCTCCTCGCAAAACTGACTGATTCACGGAACGCTCCTGTGCGTCGCCTTTCATCTGGTCTTTCTCCTCTTTCCAGAGGATTCCAATATAACCAAATTCGGGCTTAATGGATTTCAGTTTTGTTTCGTCATCCAGCCCGCGAAAGTATATCGTCTGTCCAGTCTTTACATATTTTATTTCTAGCGGAGATACTTTAAACTCGAACTCTTCCATCAGCCCAAGTTCATTTATCGCCCATTTCATGTTGGCATACACGGAATCTTTCAGTGTTCCAGCCACCTGTCTCGTGATGCAGGCGTGCATCTGAGGGTTATTCTTGAGAATTTCAACGATTTTGAACGCCACATAGGATGATTTCAGACCGCCGCGCCCGCCTTCGAATACATATTCAATATTCGGCTCGATCTTACGGTTGATGTCAACGAATGCTTTTCCAATCACCCTTGCTGGCAGTTCATATGCTACTGTATCTGCTTTCTTATCCGCTACAAGCTGCTCCCACTTCTCCACAGCCATCATGTTTCCCTCGATGGCCTTACTGTACACCGACGCTACGATCCGCGCGTTGTTGTTCGCGTTTTCATCGTCAATTCCAAGCTTTGCTAGAGACTTTTTTGCCTGCGCAGGTGCCGGGTTCTCGGCTATCATCTTAGCCAGTTCGGAAAGGGTCTTTTTCTGCCTGCGCACCTGTCCAGACTTGATACCGCCTTTTCTGGCGTTCTCTCTTACCTCGCTCTTACTTCTCCGGTTTGTCGGTATTAAGTTTTGTTCGTTCGCCATTCCATCATCTCTGTTCCCTTTCCTGCAGCTTTATTTCTTTACCCAACTCTTTGTTTTGCCGTCCCACCGAAAGCCTTTTTCTTTTAACATGCTTCGTATGTTGTAAGTTTGCCCCGAAACGCTGGTTACCTTGCCCCCCGTCCGCCCATATCTTCTACCTCTTCAATTTCTTTCCTGTTTTCCAATCGATGCCACGTTTTGCAAGCGTTCTTCTGGCCGCCTGCACGGATTCGTTATCCGAATGACCTTTCGCAATCCTCATAAGTCTTTCCACCGTGCTCGGCTTCACGATTTTTCCCGAAGCAACTTTTTCGTTATACTCTTTAATGGCTGCTTCTCTTTTTGCATGGTATTCATCGTTCGCTTTTGCAGCATCTTTCTGGAATTGTTTCATTTGCCTTTGCGTCAACCCATGGGGAATACGCATTTTATCGAACATGTAACTGCTCATCGGTGCGGAAAGTCCGCGTTCTCCCAAATATTCATCTAACGTCTGCTTTTTGGGCTTGCTTGTCAATCCGCTGCTACTTCCACGCCCCCCCCATCTACATTCCCTCCTTCTTGTATCTCTCCTGGAACGCTGCGACCT